ACTGTTAGTATTGATTTTGGTGGCGGTACAGCTACTGATGATGGTCAGGGTAATCTGACTGGTTCAGGAGTTAGTTCCGGTTCTATTGATTATAGTTCTGGTGAGTTCAGCTTGACATTAAGTTCAAATGCTGCTAATCCACCTGAAGCTACTTATCAGTATAACTTAGAGGCAGCTCCAAGTACAATTCCTGAAGTTAATCTTAAAGTTAGTGAGAGAATTGTTACAGCTAGAGCTAGAAAGTTAAAAGCTCTTTATGCTTTCGATTCTGCTTATGACCTTAAGATGAGTCAAGGTATTGATATTGACCAGGCATTGTTAGAGGCTATCTCTTCTGAGATTAAGCATGAGATTGATGGAGAAATTATGAATGACCTCTATCAGCAAGCTGGTCTAAGTTCTAGTTGGAATATGACTAGACCTGATTATATTAGTCAGAGAGAGCATAGAGAAAGTTTCATTTCTGAAATCTCTTCTGCAAGTAATCAGATTTTCCAAGAAACTCGCAGAGCTGTAGGTAATTATATTGTAGTAGGTAAGAAGGGTGCAGATGTTCTTGAATCACTTGGAGAACCTCGCTATAAGGCAAATGATGTTGGTACATTAGCTGGACCACACCTTGCAGGTGTTTTAGATAACAAGTGGAAGGTATATAAGAATCCATTCTACGGAGAGTATGAATATCTTGTAGGATTTAAAGGAGACTTATTCCTAGATGCTGGTTATGTATATGCTCCATATTTACCTGTATTCGCAACTTCTCTACTTATGATGGAAGATTTCGTTGGTAGAAGAGGATTTGCTACAAGTTATGGTAAGCGTATGCTTAATAATAGAGTATTCGTTAGTGGTAATATCACAACTACTTAATAGAAAGTTGATAAGTAGTTAAATAAAGAATGAATTATGAAAGGGGATAGGTAATTTATTGCCTATCCCTTTATTACTATAAATATAAAATTTCAATATATAAAAGGGAGTGTTTTTAAATGGAAGACAGATATGTAATAGAGAATAATGGGAGAAAGATTGTATTTCTGAGACCTCATAATAATATGAGTGTTCAGATTAGATTGGAACCCGGAGATATCTATACTGATATTTATGATTTAGACGAGAATGATATAAATTATTATCGTCAGTTAGCTAAAAATGGATTACATCTGATGAAGTATGAAAACTATCTTAGAAAAGAAGGTAGAACAGATGAATTAAAAGAGTATTTAGCTGATGAAGAGGAAGTTAAGGATGAAGAAGTAAAAGAGGTAGATGAAACTGTAGAGGAAGAAATACAGGATGAGCAAGAAAAGCAAGAAGAGTCTGAGGAAGAAATACAGGATGAGCAAGAAAAGCAAGAAGAGTCTGAGGAAGAAGATAAATATGCTGATATTACAGAAAATAAGCTAAAAGAAATGGAAGAGGAAGAAGTTAGAGATTTAGCTGAAGAATTAGATGTCGGTAATTATTGGAATAAGAAAATAGATAATTTAGCAAAGGATATTCTAGCTAAATTAAAAGAATAAGTTAGATTAGAGGACTGATATTATGACAAAAAGTGAAATGGTATCTAGAATCCAAAAACAACTAGGGTCAGATGGGGTTGAAATAGAAGTACCTGCAGAGACTATAGAGAGTTTTGTTGATGATGCTTTGGATGAAATAGAACCTTATATTGATGAAACTGATTTCATCTCAGAAACAGCTGGTGAGGTGGTAGATTTATCAGATAGAGATATAGTAGATGTGGTTAGGGTATTTTCAAACACTCATTCTACAGGAGGTTCTCAATCTACAATAGATTTATTTAGAACTAGGGATTATTCTAAGATGATGGATAGGTCAACATTACCCTATAGGATTTCTCAAATAGAAGATTATATTGATAGAGCTTTTAGATATGATAGTAATTCTGGGAAGTTATATTTAGATGATTATGATGGTGAGATAACTATAGAAGTGATGAAAGAGCATGCAGTTGATAATCTAAAAGATAAAACAAATGTTAACTGGGTTAAGAAATATGCTTTAGCATTGACTAAAGAATCATTAGGTAGAATAAGAGGTAAGTTTCAAGTTAATAGCACACCTTATGAGAATGATGGTAGAGATATAGTCCAAGAAGGTAAAGAAGAAAAAAGAGAGTTATTAGATAAATTGGAGCAAGAAGGTAAGGGTTTCTTTTTTATGACTAGATAGTGAAGGAGGGAATTTTGTATGAGTGTTAACTCTATATTTAATGCATTAAATGAAACTAAAAAGAAGAAAAATGAAGATTATAATTATGAGGTTACAGATACTGGAAATACTGAGAAGGTAAAAGAGCCTGGAAATAAGATAGATAAAGAGCATCAGGAGATGTTAAAGAAGAAAAGAAAGAATTCTTATAAGCAGAATATGGAAACTTTAGATGATGAAACTGTAGAAAAAGAGGAAGAAGAAAAGAATAAAAAAGTAAATACTAATGTTGATGATGAGATAGAATTATCAGATGATGAGGTATTGAAATTGAAAGATATTCTGAAAGCTCTTAAAGTTCCGGAGAGTATTGAAACAGCTTTAGAGGATAAAGAATTTTCTACTGTATATGAATTCCTAGAGGAAGAGTATGGAATTAAATATGAAGAAAAGATATCTGAACAGGCTGAGGAAGAAGAGCAGGAAGGGCAGGAAAAGCAAGAGAAGGTTGTAGAGAAAGAAGAAGATAAAACATCTAATAAGAAGAAAGTAAATAATTCAAAATCTAATAAAGAGAAGGATAATACTCTTAAATTAGAGGAGGGTGTTAAGTTAGGTGTAATGGAAGATGGTTTCGCAACAGCTAATACAGCAAAATGGGATATTAGTTTATTAGTTTATGAAGGTGGAACTGATGAAGTAGAATTTGAGGCTATAGAGTTAGATGAAGAGAATAATATGGTTAAGTTAAATATGGTATTTGAAGATGAGAGTGTAGATAGAGAAGTTTATATGGAAGTTGATGAGATGAAGAAACTACTAGTATAAGAGAGGTCTATTAATAGGCTTATGTTTATATTATGAGTAGAGATAAACTAATTTAACTAGCGTTCTTGTGCTGTGTATAAGAGATTATAAGAGGTAGGTGGTAGGAGTGGGAAAGTTAGACCCTACTGACAAAGAAATATCATTATTATCTAAAATGTTTTTAGAGGCAGCTAGACATAAAGGTACAGAAGTAACAATTCAATTAGTTGATAAAGAAAATTCAGATAGAACATTTCAGAATGACCCTAACTATGCTTATTTTCAAGAGCATGATATAGACTTGATATTAGATGAAAGACCTGATGTTAAAGTTTTAAAGAGTCTTAATTGGTATAATGAGGAAGATGAATTATTACCAATTTTAGGGTATATAAGTCTAAAAGATATTAATGATGAGCATGTAGAGGTGTTAAAAGGTACTAAAGTTAAATTACCATTTAAGTTAGTTGGTAATGAGATGGAGAGAGATTATCAAATTGAGGAAGTAAAATTTAGTAGTTATTATGTTTGGGTTTGTAAATTGGTTCCAGATAGAGAGGAACCAGATTATGAGGAAGATGTATCTACAAATGCTGACCAAGATACTGATTTTACATTCTTGAAGAAAGATAATTAGGTGATATAGATGGCTAATCCTATGTATGTATATATCTCAGTAAGTGATTTAGAGTGGAGACCAGGTTCTAGAATGATTCCAGATGAATATTCGCACCATGTTGGAAGGTTCGCTCATTATATGGCTGATAAGATGAAAGAATTATTGGTAGATGCTATAGACAAGCGTAGATATGATTATCGGTGGGATGATTTATCAGTTTCTTATTTGAGATATAAGAAAAAACATAATTTGAGTTTGAAGAAATGGGAGGCAACAGGATTATTGAAAGATTCTATTGATGCCTATAGGAGTAATAATAAATGGGTAGTTGGTATAAATCCTTATTTATCATATAAAGATTCAGGAGTTAAGGTATTAAAGGTAGCTAGATGGTTAGAATATGGTACAGATAGAATCCCTCCTAGACCTTTATTTCGACCAATAGCAAGATATATGAGAAAGCATGTAAGAAGGTATTGGAATGATTATAAAGATGAGAATAATTTAGACTAGGGAGGGGAAGAGATTGAGTAGTAGCTTAAAGATATATGATAAGGGAATGTTAAATAAATTTAGAAGTGTTTTTGATAATTGTATAATTGCAGAATCTGATGGTGCTTTTAGTACAGCAGAGGAACAATTAGGAGAAGTTAAATTACCTCTTATTTCAATTTATAGAGATGATTTCAATATTCATCCTGCAAGATTTAATTTATCTCAGAGAAGAAGAGGTAGTTCAATAGTTTCTAAAGCTGAGGATAATTCTGAATATAAAACTATTCAAGATATTCCGATGGAGTTAAGTTATCAGATAGATATTTGGACTAGAAGAAAAGAAGATATTGATAAGCTGGTTCCAGAAGTTATATTTTGGCTGGTAGAAAATCCGAATATTGAAGTTAATATAGATGGGATTGACCATCCTATTGAATTTTCCTTGACTTTAGAGGAAGATATTATGGATAATACTGATTTAATGTCTTTTGAGGATAAAGGTAGAATATTTAGAATGACAATTCCTGTAAGAATCCATGAGGCTAGATTAATTGGATTTAAGAATATTAAGACGGTATTAACACAGGATATTCAATATGAAGTTTTAGATAAGTCAGAAGAGTTTCCGGAAGAGTAAAATAAAATAAGTTTTTTGTCAGAAGTGCTATAGATAATAGTGGAGAAAGACAAGAAAGAGGAGGTGGATGGTTCTATGTTTGAAGTTAGAAGTAGAATGAAACAAGAGTATCCATTGGATGTTGTTCAGGATGGTAATCATAAAAGGGTATTTCTCCCTTCAAGAGAGACTATAGAGACAGAGGAGATTACTCCTGTTATAGAAAGATTAGAGAAAAAGCGTAAGGTATTGGTAAAAGAAGTAAAAAAGACAAAGAAGACTAGTAGTAAGAAGTCAACGAAGAAAACTAAAGATAAAAAAGATGAATAAATATTGGAGGTGTAATTTATGTTAGTGAGTCCTGGAATTGAAGTTAGAGAAATAGATTTTTCAACTTATGTAGCTGCAATATCTACAACTATTGTAGGTATGGTAGGTGGGGCTGCAAAAGGTGGGGTTGGGGAAACTCATTTTATTACAAATAGAAATCAGTTTCTTAGAAAATTAGGCGACCTTGATGAAAATTCATTAGCTACACATGCAGCTATGGAGTTTTTAAGACAGGGTAATCAGTTATATTATCATAGAGTTGCTAGTGAATCTGCAGCGGCGAGTTCTTATATGGTTCAAGATACAGAATCTACTTCTGCTGATTTAATAGAGTTAGTTGCATTAAGTCCTGGTACTTGGGGTGATGATATTGAGGCAGAAATTATTGCTGGAGAAACTGCGACAGATTTTACATTAAACATTTATTATAGAGGTACTCAGAGAGAGTCTTATGAATGTAGTTTAGATTCCTCTTCTGAAAATTATTTAGAGGATGTAGTTGTTGATAGTGATTATGTGGATGCTATTGACCAACAAACTGAAGCTGGGGTAAGTATTGAAACTGGTACATTTGCATTAGCAGATGGAGATAATGGTGTTTCAGGTTTAACTGCTTCAGATTATGTAGGTACTGGTGATGAAGGTCTTCAAGCATTTAGAAATGAATCAACATTTGATATTAATCTTTTAGCTGTGCCTGGACATTCTGCTTTAGCAGCTGTTTCGGCTGAGATGATTACAATTGCTGAAGATAGAGGAGATTTATTAGCGATTATTGACCCACCAGCTGGTTTAACTCCTGTTGAGATGGCAGATTGGCATAATGGTGATGGTAGTGGTGATGATGACCCACAGGCTGCTTTAAATAGTTCATATGCAGCGACATATTGGCCTTGGTTAGAAGTATTTGATGCTTATTCAGAATCTAATATTATGGTACCACCTAGTGGACATGTATTAAATGTAATAGCTAATAATGATAGTGTAGGGGAAACTTGGAGTGCTCCAGCAGGATTGGATAGAGGTACAATATCATCTGCTATAGCATTAGAGTATAATCCAACACAAGGAGATAGAAATTTACTGTATGGAAATGGTAATGCAGTTAATCCAATTGTTAATTTTGACCAAGATGGAATTGTTATCTGGGGTCAGAGAACATTACAGAGAAAACCTTCTGCTTTAGATAGAATTAATGTCAGAAGATTACTGATAATGTTGAAGAAAGCTATTGCGGCATCAACTAGATATACAACATTTGAACCTAATGATGAGTTTACTTGGAGTGAGTGGACTGGAATGGTAGAGCCTTATTTAGAAGGAATCAAGAATGATAGGGGGCTTTATGATTATTTTGTTCAGATGGATGATACAGTAGTTACTGACCAGGATATTGACCAGAATCATTTACCTGGAAAGGTATATCTGAAACCTACAAAGACGGCAGAATTCATTACATTAGATTTCATATTATTAAATACTGGGGCAGAGTTTCCTAATGGATAACTAGGAAACCTCGCTTTTAGTAAATAAATTTTACAAGGAGGTTATTTAAATGGGAAGAGAACCTACAAGCCTTGGCTCTATGTTTATGAGTGATGTTAGAAAATATAAGGTTCAGAGGCAAGGTA